ACAATAATCGTTTTGTTATTGCAAAAATGCCACGTCAAGTTGGTAAAACAACTACTACTGTTGGTTATATGTTGTGGTGTGCATTATTTAACGAAGAGTTTGTGATTGGTATCCTTGCAAACAAACTTCAACTTGCTCAAGACATTCTAGCAAAAATTCAAAAAGCATATGAGTATTTGCCTTCTTGGCTACAACAGGGTATTATTAACTGGAATAAGCGGTCAATTGAATTAGAGAATGGTTCAAAGATATATGCATATGCAACATCATCAGCAGGTGTTCGAGGCGGTTCATACAATCTAATCTTTCTCGACGAGTTTGCATTCGTGCCACATAACATGGCTGTAGATTTTTTTACATCTACTTATCCTGTTATATCGTCTGGTAAAAGTTCAAAAGTAATTATTGTTTCTACGCCGAAAGGGCTAAATCTGTTCTATAAGATGTGGACAGATGCAATTCAAAAACGTTCAAATTACAAAACACTTGAAATCCACTGGTCAAACGTGCCTGGGCGTGATGAAAAGTGGAAAGAAGAAACAATACGAAATACTTCTGAAGAGCAATTTAGGCAAGAGTTTGAAACTGAATTCATTGGTTCTTCAGCTACACTTATCTCTGGTGCAAAACTGCGATCATTGGCATTTTTTGATCCAATGCGAATTGATGATGATGGAAATTTCTTTGTCTATGAAGATCCGAAACCGGGGCGCATATACATTGCTACGGTAGATTGTGCAGAGGGTGTTGGTTTAGATTACCATACGATTAACGTTATTGATGCTACTGAAGCGCCATATAAACAAGTTGCTCGGTATAGAAACAACAAGTTACCATTACTGTTTTTACCTACATTTATTTATGCGATTGCCAATCGATACAATCAAGCGTATGTACTGATAGAAACAAATAACGTAGGTCAACAAGTCGTAGATATTTTACATTATGATCTAGAGTATGAAAATATCTACAAACTTGAGCATCATCACATCAAAGGTCAAAGTATTTCTGCTGGATTTAGACGATCTGTAGCTTTTGGTGTCAAAACAACCAAGTCTGTCAAAAAGATTGGATGTGCCAATCTCAAGACATTAATTGAAAATGATAAGTTGATAATCAACGATTTTGATACAATTGCCGAACTGAATACTTTTGTTAGAACCAAAGATACTTATGCCGCTGAAGAAGGTAATAATGATGATATTGTAATGGGACTTGTGCTTTTTGCATGGCTCACAGCACAGGCTTTTTTCAAAGATGAAACGCGAATTGATATCCGTAAAGTTATGTTGGATGAGCAAAATCTTTTAGGTGAAGAGAGTATCTTACCGTTTGGATTCATTGAAGATGGACTGCGAAAAGAGTTAGAAGTAGAAGATGGAGACATGTGGGAAATTCCAGCTGGTTATTTATCGTCAAATTTGTAAAAAACTAAATAGAAGGTAAAAAAGTAATACGAAGAATAATTTTACAATAAAGGAGAAATCCAATGCCAATTCAGTTATCACCTGGAGTGAACGTATCAGAGATTGATCTGACTACGGTTGTTCCAAATGTTGGCGCTTCTGCTGGCGCTTTTGTGGGTCCATTTCAATGGGGACCAGTCAACAAAATTTCTACTATTTCAAGTGAAGTTGATTTAGTCAATCAGTTTGGAAAACCATATTCTGACAATTACGAATATTGGTTTTCAGCAGCAAACTTTCTAGCTTATGGAAATACCCTTAGAGTTCTTCGTGCTAAATGTTTTGGTTTATTGAATGCTACGGCAAACGGCTCAGGACTTCTCATTGAAAACGACGATGATTTCGATGCAAATCACTCAACATATGCCAGCGGTAATTACGGTAACACTGGTGGTTGGGCAGGTAAATTTGCTGGTGAATTAGGTAACAGCCTGCTTGTTTCAATGTGTGATGCAAACACATATAACGTATGGCCATACAGAACTGCATTTACCGCAGTTCCAAATACATCTCCTTATGTTGCATCAAGAGGCGGTGCTAATGATGAAATTCACATCGTTGTTGTTGATGAAGATGGTCTATGGTCAGGCACAAAAGATACTGTTCTTGAAAAATATGCATTTGTTTCTAAAGCAGCAGATGCAAAAGACGATAGCGGTAACTCAAACTTCTATAAAGAGGTGGTCAATCGTAAATCAGCTTATGTTTGGTCATTGTCACATCCAACAAATCTAGGAACAGGTACAGCATGGGGTGCTACTGCAAACGTCAGTGCATTCAAACTGTTAACAAGTAACTGCTCAAACTCTTTGTCTGGCGGTGTTACAAGCACAAATACAAACTATATTTCTTCAATCACACAAGGTTGGGATCGTTTCGTTAACAAAGAAACAATTGATGTATCACTTCTTGTTACAGGTACAGGTAATTCAACAATTGCTAACTATGTTATTGACAACATTGCAATCACTCGTCAAGACTGCGTTGCGTTTGTTTCACCAGAGAAAGAAGATTGTGTCGATAACTTCAATAATGAAGATACAGATATTATTGCATTCCGTAATACACTGACTTCTACATCATATGCATTCTTGGATTCTGGTTACAAATATCAGTACGACAAATATGCAGATACATATCGTTGGGTACCACTGAACGGCGACATGGCAGGTCTGTGCGTTCGTACAGATAGCGTACTTGATCCTTGGTATTCACCAGGTGGTCTAAATCGTGGTCAGATCAAAAACGTTGTAAAACTTGCTTGGAATCCAGACAAAACGAAACGCGACAATCTGTATCAGTCAAGCATTAACCCTGTGGTACAATTCCCAGGTGATGGTACAGTTCTATTCGGTGACAAAACTCTGTTGGCTAAGCCATCTGCGTTTGATCGTATCAATGTTCGCCGTTTGTTTATCGTTCTTGAAAAAGCAATTTCACGTGCAGCACGTTTCTCATTGTTTGAGTTCAACGATGAGTTCACACGCTCACAGTTCGTTGCTCTAGTTGAACCATTCTTGCGTGATGTCAAAGGTCGTCGTGGTATCACAGACTTCAAAGTTGTTTGCGACGATTCAAACAATACCGGTGAAGTCATCGACCGTAACGAGTTTGTTGGTGATATTTACATCAAACCCGCTCGTTCAATCAACTTTATTCAACTCAACTTTGTTGCCGTCCGTACAGGCGTAAGTTTCAGTGAAGTAGTTGGAGCGGTCTAAATAAAATTACAAAAAAAGGAGTAATATATGCCAGCTTTCGCTATAAATGAATTTCGCAATGTCGGTATGGCCTTTGATGGCGCGAGACCTAATCTATTTGAAGTCATTATCAATTTTCCAAGCAGCATTCCTGGAGGCACACTGTCAACTGCTAAATTAGCGTTTACATGTAAAACAGCACAGCTTCCAGGTTCTACAATCGGTATTGCACCCGTTCAGTATTTTGGTCGTGAGATCAAACTTGCTGGTAACAGAACATTTGCTGATTGGACAGTAACCGTGTTGAACGATGAAGATTTTCTTACACGTTCAACAATGGAAAAATGGATGGATGCTTTGAATGGTCATGCCAATAACGTAAGACGATTTGCTTCTGCTGCACCAGGTGCATACACTGCTGATGCAACAGTAATTCACTATTCAAAAGTAGGAGCACCTCTTCGTACATATAAGTTTACTGGAATGTTCCCAACTGATATTACACCAATCGATCTAGATTGGGGTTCAAATGATACAGTTGAAGAGTATTCAGTCACATTTGCATATCAGTGGTGGGAAGCAAGTGGTGTTGGTGGCGCTGTAGGCTAAAAATAAGTAATACTTATTTTTATTTTTTAGAATGAGAGGTACCTAAAATTGCTATAAAACTTTTTGGTTTTACCATAGGCACAAAGGATGTTGTAAAGGCAGAAAAGCCCGAACAATCATCCTTTGCTTTGCCGTCTTCAACCGTTGATGATGGTGCAGTTACCGTTACACAAAATGCATATTACGGTACATACGTTGATTTAGAAGGATCAGTTCGAAATGAAATTGAACTGATTAC